ATTTTTTAGCCTTGACAACTATCTTTTCTTCATCACCATTTTTGCCGTATATTTTATTACTATTGCCAGTAGGCATATGTTTTATATCTATAGAAAGAGTCTTTTCCATAATATCATCGTCGTTATCATCCTCAAATTCTATAAAATTCTTAACCAAAATAAACAAAGGAAAAAATCGATTTTCCTTTTTTATATTCTTGTTAAATGTGATTGTTTCTATAATATTTATAGCACTAACAGAACCACTAATTGGATGTATGGCTACATCTTGCGATAAAATAAAGAAGTTGTTGCGTATTCTCATAGCTACATTTTACCATATTCACTCGAAAAAATCAACCCACCACTACAGCATCTCAAACTCCTCATCAAACTCACCACTCAAAACAAAATCATCCGCACTTACCAACTTCTGCCCATCCACCAGTAGCATTCGAATCACATAAACCATTGCATCCACCATGTCATCATGTGCACCATTCGGAAACTCCATCAACTGATCATGTAAATCCTGAATCTTGTTTGCGTTTTGTAAAAAATAAATCTTTCCGGATTCAAAAAATCGGCTAACACTAATTAAACGCGAAGTTTTATCCGCATTAGCTTTTAACCCAACCAAAGGTAGTCCAGCTAGTAAATCTTTAAACACCAAGCCCAACGCTCCTTCTTCAATCCCGATTCTTTCGGGCGAAAATCTCGCATTCAACCTTTGAATATCTGCCCCGTTCTCTGAAACACTAAAGCGATCATTACCAACATAACGCACAAACACATTACCAAATTGATCAAGGCTTGCCACTACTTTTGCAGTTGGGTCGGCAGTATCTCGTTGCGAAACAGCCGGGTCGATCGCCAAAACCGTTCTTCGAATCACCGTATTTTCGGGTAGTTCGTAAATCCACTTAATATTTTCAGGTTTCACAATCAAATCATCTTCACTAAGCGGTTTATTTTGATACTCTTGAGCGAACACAATCGAGCCCACATATTTCGGGTGATTCGGATCATCTCGCAAAGCCTTCAACTCTTCCAAATTCATATGTTCCGGCCATAAAGCAAATTCTTCGCCTTTCTTGTCTTTCATAATTGCTGAAAATAGCATCGTTCGCCAACTCCGAAAGCCCTCTTTACCATCTAAAATATTCTGCAACAGTGAATCATAATGCAAGATTGTTCCGATCATAATAATTCGCCCTTTTCGACTCAGTGCCGGCATTGCTGCTTTTCGAAACCAATCTTTGAGCTTTTTGCGCTGATAAGCTGTGGCGACTTGTTCATCATTTTCCAGGTCGTCAAAAATAATTAAATCAGGGCGAGCTGAGCCGTCTCGGATACCACGAATTTTCATTCCAGCCCCTTTGGCAGTCCACCGCACACCACTCGCCGTTTTGATATCACCATCTCGCCACAGTTCGCCAGTTAAATCACCATAAAGCCACTTTAAACGGATATTACTATCAATCTCATCACGCAACGCATTCACAAACTCCACGCTCTGCGTAACAGTGTCACTAATAATTAAACCAAATCGCACCTTTTCTTGAACTGTCGCCCAAAGTGCATAAGTAAAGTTAACAATTGTCGATTTGGCATGGCCACGGGGTGCACAGATCGCTACTCTTGAATTTTCGCCGCTAATCTCTCGCAAAATCTGCTTGTGAAAATCCGGCGTTTCCAGTTCGATATATTCTTTTGAAATAAACCAACCAAATAAATGAATATTTTCGGGTCGCTTAAAAATCCCCCTTAAAACTTTACGCAAAAAGGGTTTATCGTGGCGATATTTCTCGCAAACTCGCAAAATATCTGATCTTGTTAGCTCTTTATTAGCTAAAGATTGCGTCGTCGAGCTCGGCATCGCTTAAATCCTTTTCTTTCTGAGCTTTAATTTTCAAATCCTTTTCATCGCGCCAACCGCAGACATTTTTCATCGTAAAAATCACAAAACTTGCACTCGTCACCCCACTTAGTCCAATGTTAATCAAAAACTCTTCCTGCAACTCTTTCGCTTGCTTATAGGCTTCGGAAAATTCTTCATGTTTCTTTCTCCATTCATGCAAAGTATCCTGATTAACCCTAATTTTTCGTGCAAATTTCGCAAAAGTTGGCATTTCATTCGCCACTCGTCGCTGAATAATACCCGAATCGCCGCCATCAGCACTAAGCTTACGTATATCTTCAACTACTCTTGTTGCATTCACGCTAAAAAACTTTATAAGCTCCCCACAATATTTTTGATTATATTTTGTAGGTCTTCCAACTTTTTTCTTCTCGCTTTTTTTAGCCATATTTCCTCCAATCAAAAAAGATTCCGTAAAATCGGAATCCGTGTTATCTATCATAATTATATCATAAAACCAAGCTGAACGCATAAGTTATTTCTTGCTAATTGGGAGCAAGGAGCAGCTTTAAATGTGCAGTTCGAACCTTTTGACACGCCACTCTAAATACACGGCACGTTCAACTTGGTTATTTCGAACTGATAGGCCACCCATTATCCCTTTATGTATATTATAGCATAAGTTTTAAAAATACAAAATACTATTTTGTACTTTCTATTTTGCTCTTAACAGACTCACATTCTCTTTTCTTAGATTTTATATTTTGCAGTAGTATTTCATCTATTTGAGGTGAAGAGTTAATAGAAGCTCGATTTAAAAGATCTTGATAGGAATCTAAAAGATTGTATTCCATATCATTAAATAAGTTATTTATACTTAAACGGACATCGTCGTCGTTTATAGAATAAACCCTTATTTTTTCGCCCTTATAAGAATATACAACATCCCTTAAGGAATTAAGTTGTCTATACGACAACGATTTACTTTCCTCTACTAACGTTTCCATCTTAGACAGCATACTATGAGTCTGGTTAATCATATCTATAAACATTTTTTTAGTAATATCTATCTCACGTTCTCTAGATTTTCTGTCGTTAACGGATCTCTCTAGAAAAACAGCAGCAAGAGTTATAGTCCCTGTCAATAAGGAGCACGCAATATTACTATTCAGAATTGCAATGAGATCATTCATATATAATCTCCTCAATTTTACTATCCTCCCGAATAATATAAGTGGCAATTGCAATATCTTCAGATATTAGATTCGAATATATTTTAACCTCATCAGCCTTATCTTTGGGTGTAATTATGTAATGCTTCTCAGGCCTATTATTGAGATATTTCTTCCAACCATCGAACTTAACCAGAGCTTGATCATTCGGCTCTATAATAAACATGTCAAAAATAGCCTCGCCATATGTTTTATCGTATAAAACTATATCAGGAGACGATTCAGAATAAGGCTTTTCTTCAACATTAAATCTTTCACTGAATTTTTGTTTTACATTTTTGAATATTTTTTCTCTAATACTATATTTTTCCTTTGCCATATCTATCTCCATTCTATCATAGTTTCCTTTAAAATGCACTACCTCATCCTAAAATCCAGATACAGATACTAATTAACCACTATTTCACCTATAAAATTTAGTTTGTTAATATTTACTAAAGTGTGGTTTTCTTAATATGTTTATCTATAGCTGAACTTAGGCTGAACATTCAAGTCCAGACTAGGTATCTAATTTCTACTTCTTTACCTTTGTAATAACATTTACCATCGATAAAATCTACATCATTTCGCCAGAATTTATCTGAATAAGTCCAACAAATTTTAGCTTTTCGAACCTCATACTGATTGTCTAAATATCTTTTTCGATCTTCTTCAATCTTTAAAGCTTTTTTAATCTCTTCTGGTGTTTTTTCGAAAGTTCGCGTCTTATGCATCATTTATGGTTTTATAATTTTTAGAACGCTCAATGCCTTTTTCATCTTTCCATTTAACTGTAAAATCATTCATTGGTTAATTTCTTTCGTTTTCTTCGTTGTTTCTTGCGTAGTGATTTCTTACTCATTAAAATTCGACTTTCTTATGTTTTGGCTCGCCGAGATAATCTGTAATAATTCGAATTGCTTGATCGTAACCAACGGCGAATTGTGCATAATAACCAGATTCGTTTAGCTTATCTAACATTTCTGCTTGTTCTTCAATATGCTTGTTTTTTTCGAAGTGTTCCATCTTTCTTGTAAAGATGAGTTCCTTTAGCTTTAAGCTCAAGGAACATTCCATTTTTTCGAAGGTGTGCAATAAGACCATCTTCTTTAAATTCGACAACTCCACTTTCTGCAATGAATAGATCTGGCCAAGCTCGAGATTTTTGAAATTTCTTGTGTTTTGCAGCTTGGCCTGGGCTCATCTTTATACCTGATCTAAAATCGGTTCGAAATAGCACATCGGGGTAATTCTTGCGCAGATAATCGCAGACTCTGAGATGTAAAG